AAAAACTTTCAAGACAAATAGATGGTCAAAGATTTGGTTTTACAGCTAGAATTATAACAGCAAAAAGATCAGATGTTTATGGAGAATTAATGGCATTTATTATAAAACAAAGATCAGGTAAAGAAAATTTTACAATTATCCCACCAGAAATTGAAGATGCTAGAGGTACAGAAACAGGAACAGTATTAGTTAATGGAGTTCACGCAGTTGGAGATACAACAATAGCTATGGACGGATTCGCAGGCGATGGTGCAGGCAGATTTAAGACGGGAGACTTTATTAAGTTTGCCTCGCACGACAAAATATATATGGTTGTTGCAGATGTAACTTCTTCATCAAATGCGGCTACCGTAACAATAGAGCCACCATTAATTACTGCTCTTGCAGACGACTCAGTTGTTACTTACGATAATGTTGCATTTACCGTTCATCTTACGAATGATGTACAGCAATTTGGTGCAGTTGGATCAGATAAAGACGGAAATTTACTATATCAATTTGAACTTGATGTTGAAGAAGCTATTTAATGGCAAAATATCTTATTAGACATCATGTAAGTGCTGATTTTTTTGCAGAAAAAGTAGTAGATGAAAATGAGATAGATACTATTAAAAACGATTTAAAAGGAAATAGTATTCCTGATGGAACTTTTAGCTTTGTTATGTTAAAAGGTACAGAACAAACAATAAGAACAACATACGAATTATATGACGAGAAGCTTAACATCGGCAGTAAAGACAGAGTTAGCAACAAATGATATACGACCAATACACCTTATTACTATTGGTTTTGGTACTCCTGTTAATATCACTGACTGTTCTTTTCCGATAACATCTTCTGTTTCTGGAAGTAGTGTCACTTATAGTGCTAGTGATTTTATACTAGGTGTTTCTAATTTTTCAGAAGAAACACAATTAAGTAAATCAAGTATATCTTTAAATTTATCTGGTGCAGATCAAACATTTATATCAACTGTTTTAAATGAAAATGTTATAAATGATTCAGTGCAAATTTTTAGAGCATTTTTAGATAGTTCTAGTTCAGTAATAGCTGACCCTTTTTTATTGTATAAAGGTCAAATAGAGGAGTTTTCAATACAAGAAACTGATGTAGAAAGTATTGTGGCATTATCAATTGTATCTCATTGGGCAGACTTTGAAAAAAAGAATGGTCGTAAAACTAATAATACATCACAACAAAGATTTTTTAGTGCAGATGTTGGTATGGATTTTAGTTCACAAACTGTTCTAGATTTAAAATGGGGTAGAGATTAATGCCATTTAAAAAAATATTTAGAGCAGTTAAAAAAGTTGTTAAATCTGTCGTAAAAATTTTTACAGATGCAATTTCATGGCTTACACCTAAAGTAGATATTCCAGACTTTGGAGAAATACAAGCTGACCAAAATGCCAAAGGGGTTTTAGTCAATAAATTTAGTGCTAATAGTTTTATACCAGTAGTTTATGGAACAAGAAAAATTGGAGGTAATGTTGTTTTTTTAGAAACTTCTGGAACTGACAACCAATATCTTTATATGGCATTGGTTTTAAGTGAGGGAGAAATAAACGATATAACCTCAATATTTGTAAATGATAATCAAGTTACTTTTACTGGTGATTTGGCAGATAATACACAAGTAACTGTAGCAAGTAGTGATGCAAATTTTTATGATGGCTCAAGTTTAATTACAGTAGAGCCACATTTTGGTAGTGATTCGCAAACTGCATCAAGTTTATTATCAACACTTAGTTCATGGACAAGCAATCATAGACTAAGAGGTTTGGCATATTTAGCATTAAGGTTTGAATGGAATAGAGATAAGTTTGGCTCATTACCAAGTGTTCAAGCTGTAGTGCAAGGCAAAAAAGTCTATAATCCAAACCTAGATAGCACAGTTACTGGTGGAAGTGGTTCACATAGAAAAGATGATAGTTCAACATGGGAATATTCAGACAATCCTATTTATCAGCTATTAGACTATCTAAGAAACGATAGATTTGGCATGGGGATAGGCAATAGTTATTTCGATAGTAATTTTGCAGATTGGCAAACAGCAGGAGATGTATGTGATACCAATATAACTCCTTATTCTGGAGCAAGCACTATTGATTTAATGGACAGTCATACAGTTGTTGATACTTCCAAGAAAGCCATAGATAATGTTAAAGACTTTGTAAGGGGTGCTAGAGCCTATTTAAACTTTACTGGGGGTAAGTATAACATATTAGTCGAATCAACTGGTAGTGCGTCTATAACGCTCACAGAGGACAATATTCTAGGTGGTATTACAGTACAAAGTAAAAACAAGAACTCAAGATATAACAGAGTTATCGTTAGTTTTATAAATCCAGATAAAAATTATCAATCAGACACAGCACAATTTCCACCAGTAGATGAAACTGGTTTAGCAAGTGCAGACCAACACGCAACAATGAAAACTGCCGATGGTGG